TGGTATTCTAGGTCTTCCTGAGATTGTTGTTATGGGTGATGGTGAAAACCTATATCTACAGGCTGCTGATACCAAGAATCCTTCTGGTGACGTTTCTTCTATTCTAATCGGAACAACTGATAAGGTTTTCCGTGCTATCTTCAAGGCTGAGAATATTAAGATTCTTCCAGGCGATTACGATGTAACTATTTCTTCAAAGGGAATTTCACACTTCTCTCATGAAGACATTGAGTACTATATTGCAGTTGAACAGAGTTCAACTTTCTAATCTATAAAACTCAGGATACTTTGGGTTGTCTAATCTTTTGCGGATAGAAATACCAGGATATGCTTCTTGGGCTTCGTTTATAGAAGCATATCTTTTTCCTTCGCACATAACTGGGCGACTATTAGATTTTCTGATTGCTTCAAAAAACTTCTCGGATTGTTTCTTTCCGAGCATACCGTAAGTGGGAGGTGGTGGCGGTCTTTTCTTTATGCCTTCAATAAAATTTGGAGAGCTAGAAGTATCACCGCCATCTCCTCCTTTTGTCATATTATAATGTGGCAACAGTTCTGATATCCAGAACTTCTCTCTTTCGTTGATTTGATTGGTTTGTTCTATTGTTTCAACAACAAAACTATCAAACCCGTGTTTTCTCATCGACCTGTAGAGATAGGTGTTACCAGTTTTATGGTTGTAATAATGGCGCTTAAATCTTTCTTCGGCAGTTTTTGTAGTTTTGCCTACGTAAATTTTGCCATTGATAAGGTTGGTGATTTTATATATAATCATATGCTGGCGCTCCTGTTTAGCGTTAGAGTAGGTAGGAGTTGGCGCTCCGTGACCTACACTTATTTATATAATGGAGATTTTTGACATGGATGAACATTTTATCTGGACTGAAAAGTATCGCCCAAAGACTATTGAAGATACTATTCTTCCTTGTGATCTTAAGAAAACTTTCCAACAATTCGTTGATCAAAAGAATATTCCCAACCTTATCCTATCAGGTTCAGCAGGTGTTGGGAAAACAACAGTCGCCCGTGCTATGTTGGAGCAGTTGGGTTGTGATTATATCATTATTAATGGATCTATGAATGGCAATATTGATACACTCCGAAACGAAATTCTCAACTTCGCCTCTAGCGTGTCCCTATCGGGAGGGAGAAAATATGTCATCTTGGATGAAGCCGACTATCTCAACGCCAACTCTACACAGCCTGCCTTACGTAACTTCATGGAAGAATTCTCACGTAACTGTGGTTTCATCCTCACCTGTAATTTTAAAAATAGAATTATCGATCCCCTCCACTCTAGGTGTTCGGTAATTGATTTTAAGATCAGCAAGAAGGTTATGGCCAAACTTGCTACACAATTCTTCAAGCGTGTTACTTTCATTCTTGATCAGGAAAACATTGAGTATGATCAGAAGGTTGTTGCTGAAGTAATCAATAAGCATTTCCCAGATTGGCGTCGTGTTCTGAATGAACTTCAGCGTTATTCTGCAACTGGTGCTATTGACACGGGTATTCTTGTTAACCTACAGGAAGCATCTATTAAGGATTTGGTCAAGTATCTCAAGAGCAAGGATTATACTGAAATTCGTAAGTGGGTAAAGAATAATCTGGATACAGATCCTAATATTCTATACAATGAATTTTATAATATCTCTTCAGAGATCATGCCAGCACAATCATGCGCTCAATTAGTATTGCTACTTGCTAAGTATCAATATCAGAATGCATTTGCTGCTAATGTCGAGATTAACTTTCTAGCATTCCTAGTAGAAGTCATGATGGATTGCGAGTTTAACTAATGGCTAAATTCCTTAATGTATTGATGGAGGAAAGAAATCCTGAAACTATAACAACAGAAGTTAAAAAAGAAAGGTATGATTGGAGATATGAGAATAATCTTATCAATGAGAAAAAGCAAATTGAGATCGATGGGGATTATTCTCAATGGAGAACCAATTCTGTATTATGTAACCATAGGGATCTAATTTACTTTGTTAATGAAGTAAACATCAATCATAATATAACAGATCAGATGCATTATGATTATCTCTATAATTCTATTAGAAAACAAAAGAGATGGTATAAGGCAGAAACTAAAGAAGAAAAGAAGGCAAGAGAGAAGAAAGAAGAACTGATTACCTTAGTTTCTCAATATTATAAATATAATGTTGTCCGAGCAAAAGAAGTGTTGAAAGTCCTTACGCCGGAGCAAATTGAAAAAATAAAAAAAGGAAGAGAAAAAGGTGGGGTAAAATGAATGAACTTCTTGATTCTTTAATTGAGGTGAAGATTGCCGAAGAAGAAGATTTCCTAAAGATTAAAGAGACTTTAACTCGTATTGGTGTTGCTTCTCGTAAGGAAAAGAAACTTTATCAGTCTTGCCATATTTTCCACAAACAAGGCAAATATTATATTGTGCATTTTAAAGAAATGTTTTTAATAGATGGCAAGCCTTCCAACTTTTCTGATGAAGATAAAGGTCGCCGAAATAAAATAATTTCTCTACTACAAGACTGGGGACTATTAAAGGTTGTAGAACCTGATTATATTCTAGATCCTCAGGCTTCTATGAATCAGATTAAGATTATCAATCATAAAGAAAAAAACGATTGGACTCTTGAGGCTAAGTATAATATGGGGCGTAAAAAGAAGTAAGGATATATTATGGCTAAAAAGACTGCTGCTCAGCAAAAACTTGATGATATTAAAAATATTTTATTTCCTCCGACTAAAGTGCATGAACATGTAGAAGCGGGCGAAAAGGTTCGTTTTATGGTTGATTATTCTATAGACAATAATCTATATGCTGCATTGATTGATCTCCAAGAAGGGCATAATGATAAAGCAGTACAGAACACAGTGAATCAGTGTATAACTGCGCTTATTAAAGTGAGAGATATTCTAGAAGCTCATATGTTACTTGATAAAGAAGCCAAATACATTACTGTAGAAATGCCGGAAAATATAGATGTCGAAGAGATCGAATAAGATCAAGAAATTGGTCGAAACATTAGAAGTAATGATTGACGCCAGATACAAGTATTTGCGAGAATTAGAGTACGAAAATCATCGTTACGCAAGTAAAATACTTGAAGAGATCTACAACCCAGCAGTAGAAAAATTTATCGAAACTCTCGAAAAAAAGACTTGACTTTTTCCTAAATATAGGTTATAATGTGCATATGATGGAGGTTCGCCTATGTCTATGCACATTTTACCTGCGTTTTATACGAGCCTAAACACTCGCAAACGTAAACGAAAGTCCACAGTCAAGTCTAAGTTAGTGTCAGACCACGATCGGTGGCTGCTCAAGAACGGAGTCCATCCGGACCAGATTCGTTCGAAAAAAGATAAAAAAGTGCTTGACAAAATGTGGCGTTCAGAGTATAATGATACTATGGTGGTTGATCGAAGTGACTACGTTTCCGCAGGATTGTCAGGTGATGCGTCTTCCTGCGCCAAGCGAGACATTATGACCAACCTTCATAAAGAACCAGAGCATGTTCAGAAAGAAATTCTGAAGAAGGCTAGTCTGGTAATGCCGCTCTATAATAAGGGCGGGTTGCAGTATGCGGGACCAAACGTGGACTTAACCACTGTTGGAACCAAATCTAGGAGAGGTTAGTATGAATGAGGTGAAGGTTAATATGGTTTCGAATATGTTCTCTTCAGTAAACGATAGCGTAACTGTATATCGTTTCGAGAATGGTTGGATGGTAGAGATCTCTGGCCGAGATCATTTTGATGAGTGGCCGACAAAAAAGATCGTCTGTTCTGACCTAAAAAATGTCTTGACTTTGCTGGAAGAATATAGTAATATTAAGCTATCCTAAGAAAAGGGGACGAGTTATGGAAAACATTGAAATTCAGCTTCTCGATCAGACTGGTAACTGGAGAACTTTTGGTATTACGCCGAATCAGTCTCCTCTTATTATTCAGGCTATGCGTCAGCTTCAGTGGCAGTTTCCAGAAGCTCGTGTGCGTGCCATTGATGGTAATGGTTCAATTGTAAATATTATGTAAGGAGATATAGATAATGGTTCAGAATGCTACTAAGATTGATCGTGTTTTTGAGGCTCTTGTGAATCGTGGCGAGGAACTGACTGCTCAGCAGATTAAGACTCGATATGGTGTTGCTAACCCGCACGATGCTGTTTACCAGATTCGTCAGATGGGTTATGCTATCTATCTCAATGAGCGCAAGAACTCAAAGGGTGAGACTGTTGGTAAGTATCGTGCTGGCAAGCCAAGTCGCAAGCTAGTTGCTGCTGGTTATCGTGCTCTAGCAGCTGGTCTGTAATAAATAGAGAGACAGTTAATCTGTCTCTTATGGGGATGTGCGTCGGAACTGGTTACGGCAAGGTCTGCAAAACCTTTGAATGTGGGTTCGAGTCCCATCATCCCCTCCAATTACTGTATTGATCCATGCGCTATACGGTTCGATTCCGTAGGAGAATGATCAACTCCCTTGTGGCCACATG